AAATAAACTTTTCAATGAAAAAACTTCTGACGTATCCGATATCTTGGATTATCACGCTGCTCCTATTACTATTATTTACGGAGCCAAGGCGAGACAACTAGAAAAGGGAGCAAACAAGATATGGTCTGGTCTTCCTGCTAATGCTAAAGTAGAGAACTTATCTAGCCAAGGAAATATTCCTGCGGCTAGAGACTTCTTGAAAGACGTTAAAACTTGGATGCATGAATTAGCAAGTATTCCTGAAAAGTCCCTTGGTGGTGAAAGACAAATTAGTAATACTGCTGCCTCTGCATTAGCTATTGATTTTGAACCTATTATAGAGTTGGCAGAAGATGTTCAGTTTTATTTTGATACGGGTATAAAGAAAGTAAATGAGCTTATTATAGATATTGGTATCTATACTGGAGCTATTAGTACAGACCTAGAAAAACCAATTCTATATGAACATCATATAGAGCATGGGTCTTTACTTCCTAGAGATAGGTCTATCGACCTAGCAGATATTACTACAGAGATTAATCTTAGTATAGAGTCTAAAAGAGGCGCTATGCAAAGACTTGGAATTAAAAATGTTGATGCTAAGATTAAAGAAATTGAAGATGAAGAGGAAGAAGAAAAGAAACGTGCTATGGAGTTAGCTCAGAAATATATGCCACCTGAAATGGTATATGAGGCTGGTAATACTGAAAACTTTGAAGAGCCAGATATATACGAGAAAGAAGAAGGTACTACTACTAAACAAAAAAAGGCAAGAAAAGCGGTGAATAAAAATCCTGTTGTTCATGGGCAACAAGTAACTGATGAAGCTACGGTTAATAAATCATAGGGTTAACTCTAGATAAAGAGTTAACCCTCCCCTTTTTTGCCTTTTGTTAGAATTTAAAGTTAAATATTAAGTTGACCGATATTTAAAATAACTACGTTTAGAGTAAGGGGGTGAAATGGCTAGAGGAACATTTAAACCTGAAAAACCTGCTAAGAATACAGAAAAGGTGGGTGTATTCAATAAGGCTGTTAATGATTTAAGACCAACTACAATGGATGATTCAGCTAATGCTGATGCTTGGGCAAAGCATGTTAATCAAATTGGTTGGGAAAAAGAAGCATATAAGTCGGATGACCCTAATGCTACTTCGTAAATAAGAAAGGAGAACGAAAATGTCTGATAATAATGACGCTCTTGAGCCGCAGAAAGAAGATGAGACAGACGAAAAGGAACTAGAAGGTAAGGAAACCCCGGTGGAGGGGAAAGAAAAAGAGGAAAAGAAAGAAGAGAAAAAAGAAGAGAAGTCTGTTGATGTTGAAGCTTATAAAAAAGCTCTTGAAGATGAGTGGTTAGAAAAAATTCGTACTCAAGAAAAAGCAAAGCTTTATGACTCTTTCGAGAAGTATAAAGAAGATGCTAAAAAAGCTAACGAAGCACGAAAAGCCGCTGAAGATAAGCTTAAAGAGTATGAAACTTCTAAGTTATCTGTTGAAGAACAATCCGTTCTTAAACTTGAACAACTAGAAGAATCTAATGCTAAATTACAAGCTCAAATGCAAGAATTGGTTGAGGAAGCTAACAACAAAATTAACACTCTTCAGCTAGAGTTGGTCAAAAAAGAAGTGCTTGCACAGTATGGAGACGAAATAATTCCTGCACTTGTAACAGGAAGTACTATTGAGGAATTGACCCAAAGTGCCGAAAATGCTCATAGAGAATATATCTCTATTCGTGAACGTGAGCTTGCTAAGGTAAAAGATATTGTTAAACCAAAGACACAAATTGGTGGTGGAATAAATCCTCAGAATGATAGACTTAATGCTGGAGTCAACGTTGCAGACTTAAATAAAATCACAGACCCAAAAATTTGGGAAGCTAATAGGGATAAATTCCTAGAAGAAGCTCTAAAATCATAATTTTAAAGAAAGGAAAGGGGGTGAATAACTAGAATGACAAGTTATCTTACTACTGCTCTTGCAGCTACGGGTGGAACTAATGTAAGACTTTCTGAAGTGGTTCTTACCATTTACAGCAAAGATATTATGTTCCAGGCGCAGCCTGTACTAAGATTTGACCAGTTTGCTCAGGTTAAAACCGACCTTTCCGCTACTCCTGGTAAACAAATTACCTTCTTCAAGTATAATAACCTAACTGCTGGTGGCCTGTTAACTGAAGGTACGCCTCTGGCTACTAAAGCTTTGGCGGGTTCGCAAGTATCTATTGCGGTGTATGAATACGGTAACGCTGTTGCTGTGTCTAATATGCTGTTAGTTACTGCTTTCACAGATGTTATGGCTGATACTGCTAAATTGCTTGGACAAGATTATGCAAAAGTCATCGACGCTTTGGCGAGAGATACGGTTGAAGCTGGTGCCGGTAGTACTGTATTTGCTAATGACAGAGCTAATGCTGATGCTATTACATCTACAGACTATCTAACAATGGAAGAAGTTAAAGACGCTGTTGAAATTCTTGCTACAAATAACGCGCAAAAGATTAACAACGACCATTGGGTTATGTTTGTGCATCCACACCAAAGCCGTAATCTGCGTGATGATGCTGACTGGGTAACAGTTGGTAAACTAGACCCTCAACGTTTGTACAATGGGGAAATAGGACGTATTGATGACGTTATCTTCGTGGAAACTACTCAAGTTAGTATAGATGCTAATGAGGCAGCTACTCCTGTTGATACTTACTCTGCTATCATGATTGGCGACAATGCTTTCGGTAAAGCCGTAGCGTTGCCGGTTGAAATGCGTGATAATGGTGTTGTAGACTTCGGGCGTGAGCGTGACTTAGCATGGTATACTATTGTTGGATATGGTGTTCTTAATGCTGATAACATCGTTAAAGTCCAAACTGCTTAATCCTAAGTTTTGGCATTGACAAGACGGGGAGTGGATGATATTATGATATATTGTCTACTCCCCTATTTTATAAAGGAGATAAAATGAGTAAAATAAAAAAAGCCATCTTTGAAGATGAGGAAGCTCTCCAGAGCATTGAAGAATTGAAAGAGATTACAGAAGAGCCTAAAGAAATACCAGAAGAAGAGATTGAAAAACTATTTAGCTATGAGCCGATTCAAGTAGAAGAGGTTCAAACAATAGAAACCACTATAGAGGTCATCCCTCTTAGGGATGATAGGTTTTCTTTTGGTGGAACATGGTATTATTTGACAAAAGGTAAACCTCAAAAAGTGCCTATTGCGGTACGAGATTTTCTTTTAATGAACAAACAAAACCCGAGAATTAAGGATATATGGTAAACTATAATAACATATTTCTTGAAAAAACAGGACAGTTAGATGCAACAAATCCTTGGGATGATACTAAAATTGAGGGTTTTCTAAACAACTACTCTTTTATTATTTCAAAGGATTATGCGACTCCTTGGGCTGATTTTGCTACTGTTCCTGATAGATATCAATATCCTGTTGTGCTTTATTCCGCTATACAATTTTGGTGGTTTAAAGCTGGAGAATCAGCAACCAAATTTGATGTTCAAGTTGGTGGTACAACAGGCCAAAAATCAACACAGATTTTCTATCGTGCATTGGAAATGATAGATTATCTTACAAAAGAGCTTGAAAAAATTGCTTCTGATATAATGTTGGAAGATTCATCTGCTGGTGATATAATTGTTGGAGACTTAGTAAAACGTAGTAAATTTACAGGATATCTTGTTCCAAGAGAAGATGACCCAGCAGGAGATTGGACTAGTTAATGGGAGTAATAGCTGACACATTTGGTCAGATTATAAATGATTTACAAAATGCTACAGGTGCAGGAGCAGCTAGATTTGGTCGTGTATCAGGGCATGTATCTACATTTGGACCAAGAGGAATGTGGACAGATGAAAAAACTGGGAGAAGATATGGACCAGAGCGCGGAGGAATTGGTGCAGCCCTTTTACTTACAATGAGTAGAGAAGATTTTGCTGCGGCTACTAGAAGAGTTAGAGCATATGAACGAATACCATATCTTACTGGTACATTTGCTTTAAATAAAGTTGGTCACTATATAATTGGTCATGATGGACCTGTAAATAGAGCTTTTGATACAGAAAGTGCGCCAGGTGGTGAGCCGTGGCAAGAGCTTTCTGATTCAGAAAAAAGATGGAGAGCGCATGGTGGTGGAGGAATGGTTGAAGGACCAATTCTTGATGATGCGACTGACCAAAATCCTTCTGAAAAACTTAAAATGATAGCTATGAGTGAATCCCAAATGCTACAAGTAAATGTTACTGGGCAATATGCTAGATTATTAGTAAGTCCTGAACATCTTGAAGGTAAAGCAAGATTTAAATTTTTTGTTCATCAACTAGGAAGTGATAATGGTTGGGGAATGGGAATAGAAATTCCTGCAAGACCATTCTTCCCTGAAAGTCCAGACGATTTAAATTCTGCTGAAGTTGCAACTATAACACATTTAATCACAGAAGGTATTGACGAAGGTGTGGAAGAAAGGGCTGCGGAGAGAGGATTACGATTGGCGAGAGGTCTTAGAGGATGATTACACTAATAGAAAATAAAGTTGTTGAGATTTTACAAGCGGCTACAATTGATGATGTATCTACTGACGTTGTTGTGGGAATTGATGACTTGTTGCTAGACTGGAATCAGTATGGAGAATATCCAAGAATTGTAGTAGCTTGTGAAGGTGTTGAGACTCAATATATACAAGTTGGCGCTGTTACAAAGGAATATGCGGTTAATATTTTCTTATTGTGCTATAATACTAACAAGGATGAATTAGTAAGGCAAAGAGATGTTATAGTCGATAGAATAGAGGTAGCCCTAAGAGCTAATCAAAGATTGGATAATTTAGCCGATAATAGTATAAGAGAAACTGTGTTTAGTTCCTCAATTCCAAGAGTTAGAGTTTCTAAGTCTGGAGTAAACGATAGTTACTATGCGGTTGCATGGATTGATTTTAGGGTAAATACTGATAGAATAATCGCTCTATAATAAGGAAAGGGGGTGAATAACTTAAATGACAATTACAGGCTTAGTTGGACATTTAGGCGTAGGGGTACAAGTTCCTAGTAGTGGTGGTGTAGACGTTAATGGTATGGTTGCTGAAGCTGATTTGGGTGATGGTACTTATACACCTACTATTAGTGACTTCTTTGTTATCACAGAAGAAAGCTTTACTGCTGAAAACAACCCAATGGTTGCTGAAAATGAAATTGGTAGAGGTCGTGACCGTACTGGTGCTGTAGCTGGTGGATATGCTATTGCTGGTGGTTTTGGTGGTTACGCTAGAACTACTGACTTAGGATTACTTTGCCAGATGGCATTAAGTAATGATGAGGCTGCTTGCGCTGCAAGCGGCTCTACTGGTATTTCTACTGTTGTTCCTACAGACTATCTTGATTGGTGGACTGTAGAGAAAAACGTTGGTGATACCTTATACCAATGGCTAGTAAATGCGAAGATGAACACGTTAACAATCTCTGTTAACCAAGGTGAAATCGCAACTTATACTACTGATTGGGTAGTTTCTTTGGAAAAGAAAATTACATCTGGTGACGCTACTACTCCTACCTAC